TGTTGTGGGGGTTAAGGCCGTTGTTGCCGGGGTAAAGGAGGCAGCGGTTCTTGCAAAAGAAGCTTTTGACGAAATTAATGGCGCTGTTGAGTCGGGCAAGACATTGGCTGATTCAATGTCCGGTGTCACCAAGTTTTTCTCTGCTGCTGGCAAGTACGAAACCAAGCGTAGCCAGCTTGAGGAGGCCAAGGTAGCGCAAGAGGCGGCGGTTGCTAAAGGGGAGCCTGTTCCAGACTATGTGTCTGATGCCGAGTACGTTATGGAACTGATGATTATTGATCGTCAGATTAAACAGTATTACGACAACATCAAGCACATTTTTACCTATCACTTCCAAGAAGCTGGGATGTGGGATGAGTTCTGGCAGCGGATGGGCAAGCTCCGGGCTGATCGGGAAGCCAAAGCTGAAGCCCAGCGCCAAGCGGAGACCGAGAAGCGGTTACACGCCAAAGCTGAAGAGATGAAGAAGCGCCGCGCCAAGCAGGAGATGGTTGCTCATATTGAGTTGGTGGCTACAGTTATTTTTTTAATACTTCTCGTGGCTGGGTTTTGCTGGTCAATACGATGGATGTTCCAACAAGGAGGTTGAAATGCTAGGACTTGACGCGCTGCTGGGCATTGGCGGCAAACTGATCGATAAACTGATTCCTGATCCGGAACAGAAGGCCAAGGCGCAGCTAGAACTCGCCAAAATGGCGCAGGACGGTGAGCTTGCCAAGATGGCAAACGATACTGACCTGTACAAGACGGAGCAGAACAACCTGACCGACCGGCTAAAAGCTGACATGGCAAGTGATAGCTGGCTGTCTAAAAACATCCGTCCGCTGACGCTGGTATACATCTTGGTGGCCTACATGGCACTCGCCATCCTTGACGCTGCGCTGGTTGACATTGCCGACTCGTTCGTAGAGTTGCTGGGTCAGTGGGGAATGCTTGTGATGTCGTTTTACTTCGGCGGGCGTACCCTTGAGAAGATCATTGATATGAAAGCTAAGAAATGAAAGAGAACTTTGACGAAGCCTTAAAGGCAATCCTGAAGCACGAGGGCGGATTCGTTAACCATCCCAAGGATCCGGGCGGCATGACCAATTTGGGCGTGACCAAGAAAGTTTGGGAAGAGTGGGTAGGTAAGGTGGTGGATGAGAAGGCGATGCGAGCCTTGACCCCTGAGACGGTCTCCCCGATGTACCGCAAGAAGTATTGGGACGCTGTGAAGGCGGACGAATTGCCTGATGGCTTGGATTACCTGATGTTCGACTTTGCCATTAACGCTGGCCCCGGTCGGGCGATCAAAACCATGCAGAAGGCTATTGGAGCCACTCCAGACGGCGCAATTGGGCCAAAGACCATGCAGGCATTAAAAGATGCCAATCAGAGCGAGTTGGTGGCAAAATTCAGCGCAGAGAAGGAAGCGTTTTATCGTAGCTTGCCTACCTTTGGCACGTTTGGTAAGGGTTGGATGCGCCGATTGGCAGAGGCCAAAACTCACGCAGAAACCATGCTGGCTTAATTAAGGAACAGCTATGCCACAGGCAATGACATTTACCAACCTGAAGGGGGACGTTCGGAACTATCTGGAGCGTGGGGCATCTGCTGCCACGGATCCGATTGTTTTTGAGCAGATCCCTAAGTTGATTAATCTTGCTGAACGTCGTATTGCCCGCGACCTCAAGCTTCAGGGATTTCAAACTGTGGTGACAACTACGATGCAAACGGGTGTTTGTGTGATGCCAAAACCTGATAGATGGCGCGAAACGATCTCTATCAATATTGGCACTGGCGCACTACAAAATACCCGCAAGACGCTGTTTACCCGTAGCTACGAGTATTGCAGGGCGTATTGGCCTGATCAGACACAAGTTGGCGAGCCTACTTTTTACACTGACTACGATTATCAGCACTGGTTATTTGCAGAAACTCCAGATGAAGACTATCCGGTTGAGATTGTCTATTACGAACTTCCGCCATTGTTGGATGACGAGCAGCAGCAAAACTGGCTGACTAATTTTGCGCCGAACGCGCTTTTGTACGGCACTTTGCTTGAGGCTACTCCGTTCCTAAAGAACGACGAGCGCATTCCTGTATGGCAAGGATTTTACGATATGGCTGTCAACTCTCTGAACCAAGAAGACATAAAGAAGATTGTTGACAGGTCTACTACGAGACAAGAGGTATAACCATGACTGTTTTTACCAATATCTTTGGCGGCGACAATATAGCGCCATCAAGTGTTTCATATGCCTCGGTGACATTGTCTACTGCGTCTACCCAGTATTACTGGCCTCTTGAGACATCTGCCAATAACGATTTGATTGCAACCATCATGGATGTAACCAGTAATGCTGCTGGGTATATCTTAAAGCTTGGCCCTGCAAATGAAATATCGAATGGGCAGACAATACTGTTTAACAACCCCGGCGCTAATTCATTTATCGTTCAAAACTATGCGGGTACGCAGATTTTAAACGTAAGTCCCGGTACGACTTGGCAAATATATTTAACGAGTAATACAACGGCGGCGGGTACTTGGAGAGCATTCCAGTATGGCGCTTCTGTTTCATCTGCAAATGCTTCTGCGCTTGCAGGTACTGGAATTATCGCTCTTGGCTCGTTGCTTTCGCAGTCGATGCCAGTTTTAACGTATTCCATAAATCATACGCTTACAGTTCCTGATCGAGCATACACATTCCTTTGGACTAGTGGAGTGGGTACATTTACTCTCCCGCTTGCTTCGTCGGCAGGAAATAACTGGTTTGTGCAATTTAAAAATGCCGGTACTGGCAATATCGTAATACAAACTGTTGGCGCAAACACCATTGATAATGCCGCAAGCGTTTCTTTGCAGCCGCTTGAGTCTTGCATTGTATTGACTGATGGTGTCAATTATTACTCTCTCGGCCTTGGTCAATCAGCGGTCTTTGCTTTTGATTACACCACAATTAATGTGGCTGGCACTGGCAATTATGTTCTTTCTGGCGCTGAGTTAAATAGGGTTGCTTACGAATTTACTGGCGTTTTAACTGGCAACCGTGTTGTTATTGTGCCAAATACCATTCAGCAGTATTGGGTGACAAACTCGACTACTGGAGCGTTTAGCCTAACAATTAAAACAGCGACAACATCAGGTGTAGCGGTTACTCAGACAGCCGCAGCTATTCTTTACTGTAATGGCAATCAAGTTGTGTCTGCTGAGACTGGCGGCATTAGCTTGCCCCTGCCAATCTCTTTGGGCGGTACTGGCGCGACAACTGCTGCTCAGGCAGTCGTTGACCTTGGGCTGAACCCACTTGATGGGGGTACGTTCTAATGCCAGCCTCACCAGTCGTTATTGCGTCCAAGCCCGGTATTAAACGGGACGGGACAAAATTTGAGGGGGATTATTACGTTGACGGGCAGTGGGTTCGTTTTCAGCGTGGACTCCCTCGTAAGATTGGTGGATATAGGGCGATCAGTAGTTATCTAAACCAGATTAGCCGGGGAATGAAGACGTATACCGAAGACGGCTTCACCTACGTTCATTCGGGCAGTTCTGAAAATCTTGAGCGTTTCACGCTTGACCAAAACGCGAATGCCAGCGCTGTTGCTGACAGAACGCCTATTACTTTAAATTACAGTTCAAATAATGCATGGCAGTTTGATGTTCTGTATGACTCAATCAACCTAGTCCCGTCTAACAAGATCATTGCTCAGGTTGCCCAGAACTTAGACTCCCTGTACAACTCTTTCGGTGGTCAGCTTTTTGTGGGCGACCTGCGGGCGACTGACCGTCTGGTTGAGGTGACGGTTCCGTCTGGGGTGTCTGCCAGTGGCGGTGTCTGCGTTTTGCACCCGTACCTGACAGTTTTTGGGACTGACGGATCCTTGGGCTGGTCAGCACCCGGCGACCCAACCAGCTTGTCAGGCATAGGCTCTGGCAACGCCCGCATAGCGGCGCAAAAGATCGTCCGAGGGTTACCACTTCGCGGTGGCCCCGGCAACGCCCCAGCGGGGCTGTTTTGGTCTGCTGACGCAGTTATCAGGGCATCCTATGTCGGCGGCTCACAGACCTTCCAGTTCGATACCATAAGCTCCCAGAGTTCGATCCTGTCGCCCAATTCGGTGATTGAGTACGACGGCATTTACCTTTGGTGTGGCGTTGACAGGTTCCTGATGTTTAATGGCGTTGTCAGGGATATTCCGAACGATTTGAACATCAACTACTTTTTTGATGGGCTGAACCGGGAATATTCCCAAAAGGTCTTTGCCTTTAAGGTTCCCCGTTTTGGTGAGATTTGGTGGTGCTACCCAAGAGGTAATGCCACAGAATGTACTCACGCCGTCATTTTTAACATCCGCGAGCAGACTTGGTACGACACCCAGCTTCCGAACGATGGTCGTTCTGCCGGTGAGTTTGCCACCCAGTTTGCCACTCCACTGCTTAGCGGGGTGAAAGTTAACGAAAACAAATTGCCTCCGGTTATTCGGGAAACCCAAGCGGGGGACATTCGCGTTACCGAGGCTGGCGACATCCGTATTATTTATTCAAGTGACAACTATAAGTTTTGGCAACATGAGACTGGTGTCAATGAGATTGACATCAACACCCTGAACGCCATTCAAAGTTATTTTGAGACTGCCGACATTAGCGATTTAATAATGCAGGGTAAGAATAAATCGTTGCGTTGCGAGCTTTTGGAGCCTGACTTTGTCCAGTCTGAGAACATGAGTGTCCAGATTATTGGTCGGGCAAATGCTAGGGCTAAAGAAATTGCTGGCGAAGTAAAAACGATTGTCCCGAACCCCTCAACCCCGTTTGAGCAGGTTATCTTCTTCAAGGAAATCAGGCGGGAGATGCGGTTCCGGTTTGAGTCCAACATCATTAACGGGGACTACCAGATGGGTCAGGTTATTGCCCACATCGAAGAAGCTGACGGAACTGTGCTTGGGGCGACAAATTGATAACTTTACCCGTTATAATCGGATTGCAGGACTGGGCAGATCAGATCGTACTCGACCTTGATGAATATGGCCCCATTCCTCGGCTGATGAACGAAAATGAGTGGCAGGAGTGGGCTGTCTCTTTTTGCGTGATTTCGGGTATTAGCCAGAAAAATCCTCCAAGCCCACTTCAATTCTCAGACTGGCGTGAATGGGCTAGTCGATTTGCACAGGTGATGTCATGAACGAACAAGAGTTCTTGAAGCTGCTGAACGCAGTAGCTAGAGTTGCAAAGCCGATGAATGATGATTATGTAGACGCAACATCGATGTCTGATGACTTTGCAAATTGCGGCCTAGATAGCTTGGATATGCTGCTGACTGGTATCTATATGTGCGATGTATTTGCAATCGACGAGGAAACCGGGAAACAGTTGCAGCCAAAAAATGTCCAAGAGATGTACGATTTTTTGATGTTGCACCAGAAAAAGATACCAGCGTCTGTTGATGAGGCTATCAAGGATATCCAATGAAGATATTCCTGACAGATTACAGAACCGCATCAACAGAGGCAACCGAACTGTTTGACGATGTGCTTTATCCGCAGGAGGTTCATTGGTTTCCAGACACCTACAAGAATGTGAAGACGGGCTTAGTGTATGCCCCTCACAAGCTTGCAGACAAGGTGTTGGACAAGCCTCTGATGGATTCGTTGAAGCAAACCAAGGCGGGGAAGACCGCCTTTATTTTAGCGTCGGGGAACGCGCACTTTGCGGGGATCAACCCAAGGGTGACGAAAGAGTCGAGGCTGACGTACCAGTACAAGTTTCTGCCGTTGAGTCTAACGCAAGTGTATGCAGGTCGAGTCGCCCAAGCTTGTGGCGCAAACGACTACATAACGACGGACGCAACGGCTTGTGTATCAAGCCTGAAGGTAATGATGGACGTTCAGACGTTGATTAGGGTTTACGGGTATTCCCGTGTTGTTGTTCTCGCTGTTGAAGACGCTGTAAGCCATTCTGTCCTTGATTTCTTTGGAGAGTCGGGAGCCTGCCTTACTGAAGACCAAAAACAAAAGAACGGCGTTTTGCCTAGTGCCTTTGATGATGTGAACTACGGATTCTATGTCGGTCAGGGCGCTGCCCTAGCGGTGTTTGAGTCCGAAGAATCTTTGGTCAGAACGCCAACCGCCGAGTTGGTCGGTGCTTGGACTGCGAGCGAAGAGATCAGCAATGCAATTGGTCAGCGTGAGGATGGTCAGGGTTATATCCGCGCTATAGACGGTGTCTTGCATCACTCAGGG